ATGATCGGCTTGCCCGATGCGTCAGTCACCTCAAACGGCTGACCAGTCACCTCGGTTATTGGTTCAAGCATTGCTGCCATTTCCAGATAAGCCTTGGCCTTCGTTGGTTCAGCAGCAGACAGGGCCGCAGCCCTGCGGTATTGCTCGGCCTGAGCAGTGCGCGGGTTGACCTGAGTAGTTGGAGCTTGCGCCAATGCAGCACGCTGCATCGTTGGGCCTGCTGGACCGGCCACAGCCTCTGGCGCTGCCAGTGCGGCATCCTGCTGAGTTGGCATTCCACCGGCAAAGACGCCTTGAATCTGGCCAGCCAAAGCCTGCGCCCGCTTGGCCTCGTCCAGCTTGCTGCGAAGCAGCATCTGGTTGACAGCGCCGGTCGTGCCCCTTTCCTGCGCCTGCTGGCCCGCCATGACGCCTTGGCCCAGTGCTTGGCCCAAGCTGGTGCGCTGTGCTGACCGGCCACCGGCTTGCAGCAACTGAGCCGCCATCGCCAGCATACTCTGGCGCTTAATCGCTTCCTGCTGCTGCGCAGTCAGGAGGTCATTCATGCCACTGGCTTCAGCGCCAAACATATCAAAGCCCGTGCCACCGGCACCGCCTGTAAAGTAATCCATGAATCCAGCCATGATGTCCCCTTAACTGAAAAGACCGAGCAGACCGCCGGCAGCCGCACCGACTGGGCCAAACATGGCGCCACCAGCCATTGCGCCACCCAAGGCACTGGATGCTGGGTTGCTGTATGTCGGCGTGGAACTCGTCCCGCCCAAGTTGGCAGGGTTCAAGCCAATTGCGCCCTGCATCATGCTCAGACGCTGCAAATTCAGATTGCGCTGTGCGTCAAGCTGCTGCTGTGCAAACTGCTGACGGGCACCGCCCAGACCCATGAGGGCTTGGCCACCAGCGTACTGGCCGGCAGTCTGCTGCTGACCCAAGCCGCCCAACTGGCTGGCCGCACCCATGCGGAACTGAGCGCCCTGCATACCTGCGGATTGGTTGGCCAGTGCGGCCTGCTGTGCAGCCTGCAAGGCTTGCGTGTAGCCCTGACTGCGCAGGTTCGCAATCATGTTGCCGGCTTGGGTGCCGTACTGCTGGTTGGTCAGAGCCTCGGCCACGCCTTGGCGCGAACCGCCAAACGCCTTGGCCTGCATCGCCTGTTGGCCGGTCTGCTGGATTGCAGACTGCCGAGCCTTTTCTAGATCGGTCAGGCCGGTGTTGATGACCTCTTGCGTGTACGGGTTGAGGTACGACTGAATTGCCGCCTGATCCGCACCGATCTGCTGTGGCACATAACCGGCACCGGCACGGGTTAGATCCGCTGCGGTGTCCAGATTCTGCATGCCCACGCCACCCTGCGCGGCTTGCTCGATCTGAGCCTCGCCGGCTGTGTACTGCGGGTTGTATCCAGCGAACTGCTGGGTGCCAAGCTGGTTGGCAACCTGCTGGGCGTAACCCAAGTTGCCCATGTACGCTCGTTTGACATCCGGATCAATGGATGTCTTGGATGTTTGTTGGCTACCGCCACCGCCGCCTTTGCTCATATCAATACCCCTTAAATTTTCCAGAATTAATCATTGACATCAAGCCATCGCCGTATTTTTCCACGGCATCTTTGCGGATGACATATTCACCTTCTTCCAGTGCGCCGTAGCCATCATCTGGACCCTTGGGATTGCGGCCCTTGAGGCGATCTTTGGTGACCCTTCCTCCCTTGGCCCAACCGCCGCCGCCGCCATCAGAGCCGCCATCACTGCTGCCACCGGAATCACTGCCACCGGAATCACCGCCACCGTAGCCGCCGCCATCGGATTCACCAGGATTTCCAGTACCCGTGTCGGAACTTGTGCCGCCATAGCCACCATAACCACCCGACTCGCCTGGGTTACCAATGCCGCTATCGGAACTGGTGTAACCGCCAAAGTCAGACTCACCAGGGTTGCCCACGCCGGTCATGCCGCTGCCGTAACCGAAGCCAGGCTGGTCGGCATAAGTGCCCATGTTGTCAACCGTTACGCCGTAGGATGGCTGTGACGAATTACCCAGCATTGCACCGACCAAGCCATTGCTCAGTGAGTTGTAGGAGCCGTAGGTATCCAGTCCCGTTGAAGTTGGGCCACTGTAGTCGCCGCCACCAGAGCCGCCACCGTCACTAGATGCGTACCGGCTGGTGTAGTTTGGGACATTCAGCAAGCCACTGCCGCCCATGCTCGGGTAGGCCAGACCGCTGTTGCCTTGGATGCCCAGTGGCACCTCACGGGACAGCAACTGCTGGCCGGTGAACGATGGCCGCACTGGACGGGCAAGAATAGCCTGCTGGGCCAATGCTGTCGGGTCAGTGATTGCTCCGGCGTTGCTGAATGCCTGCATCACCTCTGGCTGCGATGCGATGTAGTAGCGCAGAGCCTGCTCATCCTCCGGAGACAATGCACCGCCCTTGCCGATAGAGCCTCGGTCAACATTGGGTGCATACGATCCAGCTTGCTGGCCAATGCCAAATGCTCGTGGATCATTTTGTATTGCGCTTAAAAAATTCTGTCCACCGAGACTCATATCAACTCCTTGGAAAGGATAAACCACTCGGGCTTGTATCCCTCGTCCTTCAAAAATGTTCGCTCCCAGCCCTTGCGGCCAGCCAGCGAGACCCTTGTGCATCCCACCGACTTGCCCCAGCCTTCAATGTGCGAACGCATGATCTTGAGTTCGTCGAGGTCTCCACCGGCAAGGAAGAAGTGCAAGTCCTTGAGTCGTGGGTAGACAACTATCTCTGTCACCACCGCCGAATTGTGGTTCGGCCAAAGCTGGTAACGCTGGCTCAACACACCCGCCGCAATATCGTCAAATGTGTGTGTGCCCTGTGAGTATTCTAAAGCCGCCTCGATGAATTTGCGACAGCGATTAAGCTCTGAAAATGTATCGTTCATAGTGCAGTCGCCGTCAAGACGCCAATGTTGCTGACCACAATCTGGTATCGCGTGCCATTCGGGCTGGCCAGAATCAATCGGGTCCGGACCTCGACATCCTGATTGCGCTTGAAGTTCTGCAAGTCATCGCGCTCGATGATGCTTCGCGTCATGTCCTGATCCAGTGGATCGTAGCGGACGGCAGACTTTGGCAGCTTCATCGCTTGCCACCCTGCACAGCCTCAAGCCGTGGAATACCGAGCCGCCAAGAGTCATTCCCGTTGGATTCCACCCGCATCTTGACCTGCCGCGCCGTGAACCGGACATCGGTAGGGTTAGCCATGTTGTACGGGCCGAACGAGGTTTCAGCGCCGTTCGGGTAGAACTTGGTCTTGAATGTCATGGTGACCTCGCCCTGCGTCAACTCATCGGGCACCAGTTGCCGCGCCGCCATCAGGTTGTCGCCGATGCCGATCTGCACCGGCCCTGATTCAGCGTACTGCACAGCGCTGTCGTAGTCGTAGCCGACCTCGTGCTCGTACACATAGCCGTCAACACTCACCAGCAGCGGGTTGACAAAGACGCCGCTGTCAGTGCCGCAGGTACGGGCCAGACTGCCGATGGACCAGTGGCCCTCTTGGTAGTTAAACGATACATAGGAGTCAACTTCGTTTGATGTGGCCGAAGGGTAGTACCACCAGATTTCGCGGAATGCACTGTTGTGGACAGCGTAGATTTTGCTGGCTTGGCTGGTATTCAAGTTGCGATACACATAGTCGCTGACATCAGACGGCAGGGGCTTGACATAACCGTCAAACATCCAGAAGCCCGACCGGCTCATCCAGACAGCCATCGTGTCCACTGCGGCCACAGCCTGCTGCGAGATCAGGCCGCAGCCGCTGCCGATCTTCTCAAAGTTGTACACATACGGCTGGCCGATGTACTGGCTCTGGTGGACATCGGTGTCCGTAAAGAGCAGGTTTACACCTCGCACGCGCTTGCCAGCCATCAGCCTGCCGGTGGTGGCAATCTCGTAGTCGCCGGCCTGATTGGAGGTGCTTGGCGTCCAGACTGTATTGTTTTCTTGGTCGCACCACGCGACCTTGCGGGGGTTGCCGCCAGCGCCGAGCGCGAAGACGAAACGCTCTGCCGTCACCATCATCGACTGGCAACTGGTGGGCGAGTTGGCGATCTGGGCCGCAATGGTCGGTGTGGCGAAGTCAATCTGCCACTCGTAAATCTTGCCGTCTGTGTTGCTGCACCCGACAAGGTACTCGCCCCAAGTGTCCAGCGCCCATGTGGTGGCCGGAATGACGCTGGTCAGGTCGGGACGGGCCACGCCGTAGGCATACGAGCCGTAGCTGCTGTACCCGTAGCCGATCTTTGCAACTGCGTCAGCGTACCCAGAGGTAAAACCAGTTGGGGTAATGTTCTTGATGGCACCGCTCTCATTGGACACATAGAGGCCGGAATGAGTTCCGATGCCGATGTATCGCTCGGCTGCATTGGTGCGCCAAGTAATCATGCCCCGAGCCTTGCCGGTGACCGTGCTGTCAGAGCGCTTGCGCCAGCCACCGACTGGCCGCATCGAGCCCTCTTTCCAGCGGACCAAATTGGCGTCAAACCAGCGGCCAGCAGACTGGAGTTCTGTGCCGTTGCGGTAAACGCCGGCTGGAATTTGAAGCGGAATGTATGCCATTGTGACCCCTGAATAATCGCTATTTTCTCACGACACAGGGGTTTAAGAGCATCTCAAACGGCCATGTACAGCCCGATGTTGGCAAAAGCATAGCCTGCGTAAACCACCGCCATCGGGATATTACCCTTGAACAACTGCTCTACGGAGATGCCGGCGTAGACAACAGTCACGGCGATGATGAGCCAGCCACTCACAATGCACTCACATCGTAGACCTGTCCACGGAACTCAATGTGGCCCTCGCTGAACCGATGCACCACCTCTGGCCACAGCAACTGTCCATTGAAAAAGGTCAAAATTGCGAACCCAGAACGCCAATTTACGGGATTGTCTTCCAGATAATCAAGGAATTGTGGTCCAGTTGGGTCTGCCAGCGTGCCCGTATCCACGCCAAACCTGTTGCCGTTGTAGTCTGCATACGGCGTCACCTTCAGGCTGTGCAGGTGGCCGGTGACGATGGTCTTGCCGGAGCCCACGGTATTGTTGTGTGTGGCATGAATGCCGCCCTTGTAGCGGTGTTTGACCACCACATCCTCAGTCGGCCAGCATGACCAGCATGAGTTCCACGCCGGAAAGTGATCTTTTAATGAAAACCCCTTGACGCCCTCAAACTCACCGGCGTTGGCCGCCAGCCTGTTTTCAAAACGGGAATCATGGTTGCCCATGGTCCAGATCAGTTTTGCCCTGCCAGCCTCGTCCTCGATTTCGCCGAGACAGGCTTCGCAAGCCTTGAGTTCTTCAATGATGCTGGGCTTTGTATCCCATCCGATACGCGGGAACCGGCTGATGCTGGCCCCGTCAAATGCGTCACCGTTGTTGATGATGGCCTTTGGCTTGAACTCGTTGATGGCCCAGAGCAGACCCTTGAACGCCGTGCTGCGCAGACCTGGCCAGAAGTGCGCGTCACTGAAAACAATCACAACCCCATTCTCAATGCCAAGCTGGTGGCGGGCGTTGTGGTTGTGGGCTGTCTGCAAGTGGTCAAACTGTCTGGCCTTGGGGCTTTCAGATTCCAGCTTGATGTGGTAGCGGCGCTCAATTGATCGCCTGCGGCCATGAACCCCAGCTTGCTCTTGATTCAAGACAGTGGCGATTTTCTTTGCTGACTTTAAATCTTGCCACAGCGCAATAAATTCGGCGTCTGTGATTTTGGGGGCTGCCATATCAATCCTTGGTTAGAACGCGCTCAAGCACATTGATGACCCTATGCTCAGCAGCCTCCAGTTGCTCGGGGGAAGCGCCACGGTCGGCTGCTGTCTCAATGAGGTCGTATGTCAGAAGGTGCAAGCATTCATGCAAGGCTGTCTTCTTCAAACTTGATTCTGTGATTTCCTCCGCACCAAAGTCGCCCACCCGATAAGTGGCCAGTCTGGCCGACTGGTTTATCTCAACCGATGCCATTGCGTTTTTGGCTGGGCGAACGCCGCGCTCAATGCGCCAGTCGCCAAGGGACAGCACCGTCTGCCAGTGGGCCATATATTTATCAAACAAAAGCACCTGTTCGGTGCTTGGCATGTTTTTCATAAATATATGATGACTGGTTGTTATGTCAGCATCATTACGAAAAGCTGCGGGTGCCTGACTTGTCGATGATGAGCGCCTGACGGCGGGGTGTGTCGCTGATGCTGATGTGCGTCCATGCGTCAAACTCACGGATGATCTGGTCAAACGGCAGGCTGGAGGCCACCAGAGCCCTCACCACGGCGTCTGGCGTCATGCCTGGGACTCGGATGTCAGCCGCGCAGCCCGTGCGGTGCTGGCTGGTGTCCTTGCTGCCAACTGAGTCGTTGACCTGCTTAGACCGGAAGGCGCTGTTCACCATGATCGGCTTGCCGTCAAGGAAGGTTTTGACTTTTTCCAAAAACTCGGCCAGCTTGACCAAGTTCGCCATCTCCGCATCGTTGGGCGTGTTGTCGAATTGGCGGTGGCTGGTGGTGGTCAGTTCTTCCAGCGTGAAGTGCTCGGTCAATTTCATTACTTGGCCTTCTTGACCGGCTTGGCGGTCTTGGCCGCAACCTTGAACGCCTTGTTGGTGGGTGCGCCCTTGGTGCCAGGCTTCCTCATCTTCTCGCCAGAGCCGGCCTTGATGCGTGCCTGTTTTGCGTTGATGTTTGAATAAAGACCTGTTTTCATTTTTTGTTCATTTTCATTTCAGCCAGCTTTTCGACTGTCCGGCCACCGAAGTAGGCCAAGAACACAATCTGGCCCCACTGGCCCAGCAGTTGGACATAGGATTCCTGTGCGTTGTAGCCGAAGGCGCTCATGGTGGTGAACAAGAA